ACTTAAGTCGTTATAACTGGTAATGGATGTAGTAATGTAACCAGCACCATTAGTTAACTCATTATTATTGGTTGGAACAGTTGGAGTATTACTTAAGTCGTTATAACTGGTAATGGATGTAGTAATGTAACCAGCACCATTAGTTAACTCATTATTATTGGTTGGAATAGTTGGAGTATTACTTAAGTCGTTATAATCTCTAGAGAAAGTTGAAATTGATACTAGGTTATTAACAAAACCTTCAGTTGCATATCCTACTACAATACCAGATGTAACAAATCCAGAATTATTAACGAGATCACCAGTTCGACCAAAAATAGTTGGAGTATTGGTAAAGTTAGTATAATCTAAGTAATACGATGCTGATTGATTATTTAAATTGGTTGCATTAGAAGATATACCAGAAGAAGAAGCATATCCTATATTTGCCGATACTGCAGCAATACCAGAATTAAATTCTATAGATAAATTATCCCCAAAACTAATAGTAGCTGCAGTTCCAACATTACTGCCGTTGTTTTGTATAACTACACCAGAACCAGAAGCAACAATACCGGTCAATCCAGAACCATTACCAAAAAAAGCAGAAGCGGTTATAATTCCAGAAGTATTAATTGATGTAGTGGATCCAACACCAACAGGAATTGCTTCATCACCTCCATTAATTATTTCAATTCCATTACCATTTTCTTTAAGAGTTAATGATTTAAATTTTAATTGTTCGACACCTTCTATAGTTTTATCGTTGGCATTCAATACGATAGATGAAGTACCAATACTGAGAACACCAGTAACTCTTGCATCACCAATAACAACTAAATCTTCACCGTAAGTAACACCAGAACCAACAGGGTCTATATGTAGACCAAAAGCAGTAGAAATACCAGTCGTAGAAAGTCCTGCTCCTCCACTATTGCTACTTACAATCCACTTTTGCCCTTGACGAACATAAGGTCCTCCAGTTTTTGGAGCATCTTCTATACCACCACCACCAAGTGAAGATAACTGTTGTTGAATACGAGAAAGAAATACTTTATAATGGTTGTCTAAATCTTCTAAAGTTGCAAACTTTTTATCAGTTTTTTTAATATTTTTTGATTGATTATTTCCTATTTCGGTTAGAACTTCTAATGATCCATCAACAAAAGTTTTTTCTTCGATTTCTTCTGTTGTTTCTGTTGTTTCTAGTTCTTCTTTATTTTCTTCAATAACCTCAAGAACTTCATCTAGAGACTCCTCTATAACTTCACTAATCACTTCTTGTTCTTTTTCAGAATCAGAATATAACCACTTTTCAAAGGCTTTAACTGTTTTTTCTTCTTTTACTTTTTTCTTTTTAGTTTCTTTTTTTAGATTTGATACTTCTTCAAAAACAGAATCTAAATTAATATTGCCTATAGAAGGTTCTTTCTTTTTAGATTTTTTTTCTTTTTCTTTTTCTTTCTTTTTCAACCCAGCAAATTCATTGAAGAGAGAATCTAATCCTAGGTCTCCCACCACAGAATCAAATTCTTCCTTCTTTTTCTTTTTATCTTCTGATATTAATTTGAAAAAATCATTTAGATCTTCTGACATATTATATACAGTATTTTTTAATTAACAATTCCAAGATCTTAAAGACTTATTAATTCTACTGTCAGGATCATTGGCAGTTTTAGTAGAAGTAAGTTTTTTCTTCATTCCCTTCATTCTAGCACAAAATGAAGATCGTCTTTTATTTCCAACTTTTTTACTAGGTGCTTTTAAATCACTACCAGGATTTTCTTTTTCATAAGACTTACGTCCCTTTTCATTTAATCCTCCAGATTCACTTTTACCTGATTTTTTAGTCCAAGCAGCACCTTCACTAAGTTCTGATTTCCAATTTGATTGTTCAAATCTCACTTTTGGTTTTAGTTTTTTCTTTCCATCTGGTGAAGGGACAAACACTCCAGTTTCTGAAGATTTCATATCATCAGTATCTACATCACCATCAGTATCTGCATCAATTCTTTGTATTGCTTTTGCTGTAAGTTTTTTTAAATTGCCTCCACCAACTTTTGATTCTTCCTTTTCTTCTTTCATTTTTTCACGTTTTGCTTTTGCCTTAGCAAGTAATCTTTGTTTTGCTGCTTCTCTCTCATCTTTAGGAATAGGAGTTACGGCACCAACTTTTTGATCAACATCACCAACATCATACCCTTCCTTCTTCACACAATTATTTACAACTTTACCAAACATCTTTTTGGTTCCCTTTTTTTCATATCCCTTCCAACACTTTTTCTCTTCTTCAATCACACCACCTTTAATTGGTTCTGGTTTGATAATATCAACGAACTCATATTCGGTTGCTTTGAAATCGTCTCTCCAATCAGAATACTCTACAGACTCTGACTTATTTCCCCAGTTAGCAGCACCTTTTTTGCGACACTTTACAAGTGCACCGGAAGCATATGCAGAAGGCCAGACACTATATCTACTCTTGACCTTCTTATAACAGGCATCTTTTTCACCTACCTTTTCTACTACAGTTTCTTCTGTCTTCACGTTGATTGCCTTCCCTTTTCTATCTGGATTTGGATCTTGACGTTGCTTTCTATTAAATGCTTTTTTCTCTTCCTTATCATCTAAATTTGCGGCCATTTTGCTGGATCCACATTTTGGTTTTGTGGTTTGTCCTGGTTGTTTAGCACAGGGTTTTCCGGCATATTTACCGCCCAATTGAACCCAACCAGGCTTGCCATCACTAGACCTACTCTTGCCAAACCAGTCACGCAAAGAACTATCACCACTTTTCGATTCACTTACTCCTCCACCATTACCATTACCGTTTCCATTTCCACTATTGCCATTACCGTTAGTGTTTTCTCCATTATCACCATCTTCTCCAGATTCTTCTTCATTTTCTTTGCGAAGATATCCACCAGATGCTACACGATATCCCAATGGAATTCGTTTACATTTTTTATCTGTATAACAATAATAATATCCTTGCTTACACTTTTTCATCGATGAAAAGTAGTCTATTCTTTATTATTTAGAAAACCTTGCTTAAGCATTTTCTGAAGTTCTGATGTTGATCCAACAAATAATGCATTATTGGTGACATTATTTGTTGTCTTTTTAGTTTCATCTTCTACATCCTTAAGTTTTTTTTGCAAATCAATCAACTTATCAGTAGTATCCGCAACACTCTTAATCAACTGCCCTGCGACCTCGTATGCCCTTGGGCTGCCTCCTTCCCCTGCTACCTCCATAATGCCGTTGATTGCCTCCTGACCCTTCTCTATGAGGGAGTAGAGGTTCGCACGACTATAGACATAATCTTTCTCTATATCATCATCCTTCGATTTTATAATCTCAGGTTTTTTGATTGGTCTTGACTCTACAATATCACTATCAGTATTCAGAGCCTCATCGATTGAATCATAATCATTACTCATGATTTTTAAATATCAGTTTGTTTTGTTGGACTATAATCTTTACTATCCGAAAATGCTTCCCAAGTTTCATCAAAACCAAAATCATCTCCTGGTTGAGCAGTAATTGGATCTGGAACAGCAGTATATCTCATTTCACGTTTTGCTGTTTTAGTATTTGTTTCAGAATGAACATCAACTTGAACTTTTCGGATAAGACCTTCTGTACTATCTGCAATAGGTCCAAAGAGATATGTTTTTGCAGTAAATCTTAATGTATAAATTAGAGCTCTTCTTTCTTGAAAAGATCCTTCATAATCATCTTGAAAATCAATACTATCTAAAATAATTGGTATATCTCTTTTCTCTCCAATAGAATTAACTAAATCTACAGTCAAATTAAATGATGGTTGAAAATATGGTAATATTTGTTCAATTATTTGTAATGCATCGTCATTTAATTTGGTAAAAATATTAAGTTCAAAACCAATATTATATGGAACTGGCATAAAAACTTTTTTAAGATTTGATCCATCAGATGCTTTAAATGTTTGGGTTATTCCAGTTTTTCTTGTAGAATCATATTGAATACTACCCATTTCAAATGACATTCTGGGCAATGTTATTGCAACTGGTTTTGTTAAATCTGATTGTTGCTCCAATTTTGCCAAAAACTTCTGCATCGGACCATATGATAATCCAACTTTCATCTCAGAAATAACATTATCTGAGTTATTTTTATGTCTTATATGAATATCGTTAAATAATGTTCCGAAAGATATAATCGTCTTTCTAATTATTTCATGATAATAGTATGTTCCTAACATTAATAAGTACCAAATGGATTAATTTCTGTAAAATCTAATATTTTATCTGCTTCTAATTCAAAATTATCATTATCATTATATTCATCACTTGTAGAAGTATCTAATTCGTATGACTTTAAAGTATATATTGCCGAAGAAGAAGAACCAACAATATTTTCACCCTCAGTAAATGTTCCATTATTTATGTAAACTCTTAAAGTCTTATCAATATCTTGTCCCGGATTGTCCCAATATTTAACTTTTGCAGTTACTCCAGAAAGAGAACCTTTTACTTCTTCTGAAACAGTATATGTTCCAAATCCAACAGAACTAGGTGGAGAAGAAACTGTTATTGATGGTACAGAAGTATATCCTAAACCGGCATTAACTATTAAAATGTCAGATAATCTTCCAGAAGATACTGTTGCAACTGCTCTGGCTGTTGTTCCTCCACCAATCGGGGAATCTATCGTAACTGTTGGTGGAATATAATATCCATCTCCATTATCTTCAATATTAATAGATCCTATAATGCCAGTCGATATAACACAAGTTGCTATAGCACCTGCACCATTACCACCATTAATAGTAATAGTTGGAGGTTCTGTATATCCATATCCAGTATTTGTAATTAAAATTTCCTTTATAGACTGAACCCCACCTATTGATGTTGTTATAGCTACTGCCGTTGCAGATTTGGAAAATTCGGAATTTTGTATTGCACCAATAACTGAACTTGTATCCTCATTTCCACCCGGAGGACTTATAGTAACAGTTGGTGTTCCAGTATATCCATGTCCATCATTCAATAAAACGACTTGATTTACACCTTTAATACTTGTACTAATCGATACCTGACATTTTGCAGTTCCTCCAAAAGCAATCAGATTCAAATCTGTAATGTAACCGACATCCTCTAAAGTTTCATCAATCTCATCAATTCCAGTACTAATTTCCTCATCTTCATATTCGAAGAGTTCACATGATAATTCGTATACATAATTTTTCCCCAATTGATAAAATGGTTTTTCCAATTCCACTCTCTTAATTTCAAATAATCTCTCTCCCAAAGGAAAATAAACTAAATCACCCTCTTTTGGTCTATCAATTATTGCTAAATCTTCTCCTGGATAATAGTTTCTAGCAATTGACATTATTTCTGCTAGATATGGAGAAATAGATTCTTCAAATCTTTCTTTTGAAATTACTAATGATATTTCATTCTTAAGTCTCAATCCAAATTTAGTCATAATATCACTATCAGGAGCATATCCATCATAATTATTCAAATATGCTTCAATAATAAAACTATCATCAAATTTTGATGATTGAACTTCATTAAGTATGTTATCTGTTTTGAGAAGTTTTCTTGGAATATAGTATACCTCTATTCCATACATTTTCAATTGTTCATTAATTAAGTCTTGTACTAGATTTTGCTCTCCAGATGAACCTTGAAGAAAGAAAGGATTCAGTGCCATAATTATCCAATTAAATCTAATGGAGGAATTTCATATTCAGAAGACATTCTTTGTTTTATATCTTCCAATTCTCTTTCAGCATCTTCATATATCTGCCTTCCATTCAATTCAATACCACCAGGAAGTTTAACACCATTAAACTTAATTAAATTTTGTCCCCATTGTCTCTTTATAAGAGAAGTTAAATATTTTTTAACAAATGAATCATTATATACTTGAGTAAATGATTCTGGATCCAATGCTCTATAACAATCTATTACGAGAAATGTTTCTTTAGGTTGTGCTCCCCAGTCTATATCAAGATATAATCTATCTTGTCTTTTATTATATCTTATTTGCTTATCTGTAGTGAGTAAGAAATCAATATCTTCCAAATAACTTTTTACCATAGAATATTGAAGAAGTTCAATAGAATTAAAGTGGTAAAGATCATTTAAAAACATTTGATATTTTATACTAAACATTCCTGCGGAAATAGTGCTAGTATCAAATTTAAATACTTTCTCAATTCCTATTACAGAATCTGGAACTTGTATATAATTGGAATTTTCATAAAAATTGAATGTCGTTGTCCCAAATCCAACAATATTTGATGATCCAGTCGTTGTTACGACTCCTACTCCATCTGTTCCAGTTGCTTTTCCTCTATTAATATCATCCTCAGTAATTTTATATTTCAAATACATTCTTTCGACACCATCATAATGTCTTTCATTAAAATACTGTATTGCATCATCAACTAAATCATCTATCTGATCATCATCAACATTAATTTCCAAGACAGGAGCACCCAATCTCCTTAGACAATAATCTATTAATCCCTTTTTAGTACTTGGTTTTGCCATTAATAAACTCCTCCATCAATACTATTAGTCCAGGTAGGAATTCCAACAGCATCTGTCGTTAATATAAAATTGCTAGTATTTACAGCATTTTCTGTACTAGAAGCACCTACTAGTCTACCTTGATCATCAAAATATCCCACTCCATTTGGACCATCGAAATTATTACCATAGATTAAGTATTCATTTACATATAAATCAGATCCTACAAATAGATCTCCTCTAAAAGTTGTTATTCCAGTAACATCTAGATTTTGAGTGGTTACTGTATCAGTTACATTAATATTTTTAACAAATCTAAAAGTATCTGTTGTGATAAATTTAGATGTATTTGCATTATACTCTAAAAAATACCCATCTGCTAAAGAAGCAGCACTAACGTCACTCAAATCCAATAACTTAGATACTGATGATCCGCTAATATTTGAAAGTACTTTAATTACTCCCTGACCGCCTATCCTATCTGGTATTGACATTACTTGGTTACCCCTGCTCTTACTAAAGCCATACCTTCAAAAGCTTTATATTTTTGTCCTCCGGAATTTAAACCTCCGATTTCAACAAGAACATCATATACATATCGTCCGGGTTTTAGATTTGAGGTTTCCTCATCTGTTAATGATAGTTTAATTGCACCAACAGAAGAATCTAAAACTGTAGAAGCAAAAGAAACATACGAGGAACTTGCATAACTTTTTCTTAATTGTGCAGTAACTCCGTATCCAGTAATATCTAAACTATCATTTGTTCTGGAATCACCTAAGACAAAAGTATTATTATAATCAAATCCTTGTTCAATTATAATGTTGGATACATAAACTGCCATTATTTTTGTAAATGACTATATTTCAAGTATTTATATTAATTCATTGATGAATACTTTTATTTAAAAATTGTTTAAGTAATAACTTAATTTCATCAATATCTTTTCTCATATCATCAAGTTCTTTTTTACGAATTTCTCTACTGGAAATAGAATTTACATATTGATTATATCCAGCACTATCAGTATTAATAATAGCACCGGTATTATCATCACGATACAAATTTGAATGACCTTCTACTTTAATCATCGTGTTGCAATAACTCTAAGATCTTTAAATCTTGGTGGTTCTGCTTGATTTTTTCCGGACATTACAATTTTAATAGAGAATCCAGTAAATAAATCTAAATTTTCTGCAGTAAATTCATAATCAATAAATTCATTATTTGAACTTGCAGGAACTCGAACATCAGATAATCCACTATTTTTAGAAGAATCTATAACTTTAAATCCAGTAGATGTTGAAATTAAATTATCATATCCTGGAAATAGTTCATATGATTGAGAAATTTCACTTGAATCTTGTCTTGTTAAATTATAAAGAACCCTAAAATCAGATAATTCTGATCTGTATGCGGATACAATAACCTTCAATAAAGATGCGGGATTTCTTAATTGTATAGTATTTGAATAGTAAATTGCAGCATGAGGGTCATCAAATATAGAATTAACTCTCGAATCAGAACTATAATTTGCAATAGGATTGTTAAGTCTACTATTAGTAAATTCAATAAAGGAATTATCTAAAAATAAAATAGGAGATATATTTACATTCTCAGTATTGAATGAAATTCCAGTAGTTATAGATTTAGATCTAGGCAATGAAGTTAAATATGCATTTTGGTTTTCTTCAGAGGAAATCATTCTAACATCACTAAATGAATTTCCATTATTCAGTTCAATAGATTCGTATCCTTTATCATTAAATGAAACTTCATTTCCATCAACACTTGTTCCAGTAATAGTTCTTACAGAAGCATTTGTAGAAGTAAGATTTGGAGTGACAATATCAAACCATGGAGTCATTGAATTGAAGAGAATATTTTGAGATGCTCTAATTTCAGATCCACCAACATTGTTTTCAGTATTAAATGATAATTGTGGAGCACTACTATTTCCATCTGCAGATCTTTCGATTCCATATCCACCTTCAGCCCCTCTATGAATTTCAATATAATAACTATCCAAATCAATCTCTTCTGTTGAAGAAATGTTTCTGACAACATTGTTAATTCTTCTCAAAGATACTCCACCCAATTCATATTTGTAAACTAAACTATTAAGAGAATGAGTAATTGCTTTTGTTGAATCGATGTTTCTACTAACAATATTCAATTCTCCTGCACCAGTTCCATCAAAATTATATTCAATAATTTCTTGACCAATCTTTACATATCCAGGATATGATCCAGAAACTGGTTGTCCTTCAAAAGTATTAAAGTTTGAAGTATTAGAAACTCTAATCTTATCCAAACTAGTTGAAATTAATACTGAAGTCAAAGAAGTTGGTGGAATATCAGAAGAAGCATCATAAAGCTTTAATTTATTATTTGGAGAATACATTCCATGATTAAAATGCATCACTTTAATCTTATCGCCAGAATAAACACCACCATCTGAAATAGAACTAGTTATAGTTGTCCCTGCTAAAGAAACAATTGTATTTCCAGTGGATCCACTGTAATAACTCAATGCAGCACCAACAGAAAATTCCTTACCCAGTCCACTTCCACCAAACTCACCCTGAACATTTGTCAAGTAAATCACATTTGCACCAGTAATACTAGTGATAGTAAATTCAGAATTTCTTCCAGTAGGATTATTCGATGAAGTATCTGAAGTATTAATTCCTACCAAATCACCAACTTGATATCCTGAACCCCATTGTCCTGTATCAATTCCTACACCAGTAACGATACCAACATTATTTGTATTGATAAGTAACTTTAATCCACTACCTCTTCCAACAATGTTGAATGTACCTACAGATTTGCCACTTAGAGAAATTGGATAATTTTCTCCACCTGTAGAAATTCCTACAGTACTTACAGAACTACCGGTTCCAGTAATAACTGCAGATCCATTATTACCATTAACACCAGCAAGTCTTCTTCCAGTTGTAAGAATTCCCAAAGTTGTAGAATCTGTAATAGTAGTAACTCCAATTTTTCCAGTTTTTGGTAAAATTCTCAAAGAATCATTTTGCAATTTAGGAACAAATCCATTACTACTATCTAAAGGTGGATTATAGAAATATGCCGTTCCTGATTGTGCAGTGAAATTTGCTTTATATAATTTAAATTTGAGATCTTGATATTGATTAGTTGTCCAAATACTTCCATTTTGCGATTTAAATAGAGATCCCAAAGCAAACTGTTGAGTAAATCTTACAGTTCCAGTATCTGGTAAATTTGCAGTTTCAATGGTATCTTCACCCATCACCGCAGTCCATAATTCATAATCATTACTAAATTCTGAAACAATAACAAGAGCATATTCATTATTGGACTCAAGATAAATTGGTTCTGGGAATTTTATATTTGTAGATAAAGCAGCTGTTGATGAAATATTAATATTAGTAATCAAATTTCCTTGAGAATCAGTCGATCTTGGTCTAACTATAGCGGGTCTTCCAATTACATTTAAAGTTGGTGTTCCCAATTCAACTGTTCTCATCTCAACTCTCAAAGGAGCATTTCCTTCATCAATTGTATTAAAGAATAAATCTACGGAAGTAATAAATGCGCCATTAACATCCTCATCAACTTTAATTGTTGTTGGTGCGTCAATATCCCCCCCAACAGTGAATGTTTGTGCTAGAGGATCTCCTCTCCAATTCCTTCTAGGAGGTGCTGGAGGTGGTGGTGGAGGTGGTGGAGGGTTCAGGAATATTGTAGTGGTATTAGTCGTTGTTATTGTAACATTTCTTTGATAAGTTTCTACTACACCCTCAGATATGAAGGAAAATTCTGCTGTAGAAATTACAGTCGAACCACGTACTCTTTCTTGATTTGATGAACTTGAGTTCAACATAAAAGTTTTCTCACCAACTTCTAATCTATTTGCAGGTGGTGGTGTAGTATTTGGATCTCTAAGAAAATAACTTCCAATTAGATCTCCAAAAGAATCTGAGATTAATCTAAGATCTTTTACATATGCTATAGATCCGCTAGTTTGTCCAACTAGTTGCATACCTTTTTCCAAATATCCATGATATCTACCTTGTGCTTCTCTTGCTAAAGAAGATGTATCAATATTAAGAATTTTTGAATTTGAACTATAGAAATTTCCAATTTCCTCTGTTCTTAGATATGGATTTGATGTATACAATGTTGTGGGAGAATCAAATGCTCCAAATTTATGGTTTGGAGTTGCAACTCTAAACCTTATTCTCTCAATCCCATCAACTGTTCCAATAACAGTTTCACCAACAGAAAATCCACCAGAAGATCCATAAGAATCTAAAAGTTCTGTGTCTGCAACTTCAATGAGTTTCGGTATAAAATCAAATCCACTATTTCCATCAATAAATTGATAGTATCTTGTATAAGGTTTTAGATTAGATGCTCTAAATTCAGTATTTCTACTCCTCATGAACATATCATCAGATACTGAAATTAGATTATTTCTAATATTAGTTCCAACAGTAGTGGTTGTTACACTTGCTCTAGCTCCACTCCAACTAACGTTAGTTCTATTTCTAGTTACTCTAATAATATTATCAGGTAATTGAATAGTTCTTACATATACGTCCCTTTCTGGAGTAAGTTCTACAATACCTTCATAAGCAACAACACTGAATGGATTCACATTTTCCACAATAGTCGCAAAAGGTTGCTCTAACCAACCAACTTCTTCATATTTTAATGTAACGACATTTCCAGTCTTTTGAACATTATTATCTAATAATTCAAAATCTACATTTAAATCAAGTTCTTCCGGGGTTTTACTTTCTTTAGATGCAATCAATGGTTGAAGAGAATTTCTTTGTCTGAACGGTTCTAATTCTCTGATTTCATCATTTACTTGAATATTGGATCTTATTAAGTCAATTCTAGTACTATCAGAAAAATCATCGACAAAAAATCCACTTTTAAATCTACTTCTACCCTCAAAATCCTGAATCTGAAAGGATTGTGCATTTAATTCCAATAATGATAATGTGGTATATTTTTCCAAATTTCCAATTCTTTGATCAATATTTCCAATATCTCTCATAGTATATCTTCTATTATCTAATAAAGATACCTCAACATCCTCAATTCCATAAAAATATGCAGAAAGATTTAGAGTTCCCAATTCTAAAAATTCGTCTTTATTTAATCTTTCTGGTTCTCTAGGATTGATGGAAGCAGTGCCTTTTTGTATAAAGAATTTTCCCAACTTTGAAAGATAAATTTTATCTATTCTTGGAAGATAGAAACTGACATCAACATTAGATCCTTCATCAGGTGCTAAAAGTCTTGTTGGTAAAGTATCAAATGCAGATGTTCTTGCATTAAAGTCAAAAGGAGACTTATCAGTAGTTACTGCTGGATCAAAAACATTTACTCTTGGTCTAAAGTCGAGAGTATCTGATGCTCTTACAAGTTTTTTTCCTATATTTGGAATATCATTGGTAAATCTTTCTGCATCATAACTATTTACAGTAAATACATCTCCATTATCCGTGGAAGAAACTGAATAATGATCAAAAATAATTAATAATCTTCTTGAAGGTGTAAATGACCCCCTATTTTTTATTAATTTGGAATATCCATAATATTGATCATTCTGCCCTTTATCTAAAGAAAATAGAGATGTTACATTCTTATAATTTCCAAAAGTTATTGATTCTACTTCAGTTTGTATATTCGTCTCTTGAAAATCAACAACTTCTCCGATATTTAATTTATTTTGTGTAAGATATATTACACCTAACTCATTTGCAGATGAAGATGGACTAGTTGTTGAATTAGTTACTACTCTTGCAACAGCTTTACTTGTTCTTCCTACTATATTTTCGCCAATAACTGCATTCGAACTTACATTTGCACGAGAGTTAAATTGTACCTGATCTAAAGTAGGATTGGACTCATTTAAGGACTCATAAACTGCCAATACTTTATTTACATCTGAATAATTCAATGATATTTCTCTATCCTGAATTCTCAATCCATAATATGCACTATACGTTAATCCATCATTAAGTGAAGTATTTGAAGTAGTTCCAGACTCTTTAAATTTTGACTTATTTACACTGATAATCGCACTTCTCGTATTACTTTTAATCTTACTTATTATTCCATTTTTAGTTGCAGTTGCATTTAAGGTGACACTTTGGCTTGGAGTTAATCCAGATATTACTAAAGTATTTCCACTTAGACGAAATGTATCATTAGAAATAGTTCCTATACCATTACTTGCATATCCAATAGAATATCTCTCTTGATCAAAATTTGTCCAAGATGCATTTTGGATTGCAAGATCTGAAGTATTAATAGTCAACACTCCATTATTATCCGTAGATTTTGATATTTGTTCTGTTATTATAATATTTGATGTTGATACATCAATATTTGATATATTTTTTTCTGGTAACTCTGCATATAATTTACCCTCACCACGAATAAATGGTGCTCCAATAAAAGCATTAGTTAAAATATCACTAGATGGCAATCCTCCATCAAAAACACCACTTGCAGTTGTTATTCCAACAACTTCTATAGATTCACCATCAGAAGAAATAGAATTTACTCTATTGAAACTTTCAAGATTTAGTCCTGGTATTTGATATCTAATTATAGTATCTGTTGTTATTCCAGTAAAAGATTTTAACGAAGAACTTATTGTGGAAATTCCATTACTCTTTGCAGATATAGAAACCTGCACAATTCCAGAAGGCAAATTAATTTTTTCCAAAATACAATTTGCTGTAAAATCAGAACCTCCAAAAGGTGCATTCTGTTTTACTGATTTTATACTTTGAGTATTAAATACTTGTACTTCAACGATTGATCTAGAAATATCTAAACCATTAATAGTTAACTGTTCTCCTCTTATAAAAGTTCCAGAAGTTTGTCTTAAATAAACAACAGTAGAAGAACCATCTGCTGTTGCAAATCCACTTGCCCCAGAACTTCTTCCAGTCACATAAAATGACTCTTTAACAATATCAGAATTTACAGATTGATTTAAAGTTATTTTTGTATATGATTGAATATCATATAATCTTAAATCCCAACTTGTAGTATCATTTAAGTAAGGTGAGTCTGTCAAACTAAAAGTATATACTCTTGCTTCCCCAATTTGAGAACCAGCACAATCAAATTGAGAATATAATTTAATCGTTTCCTTAACTTTTGCTACAGTAGTAACTTTATTGACTTTTAATACATTTCCCATTTCAAAGGGAACACTTAAATTCTTAACCTCTTTAGTATCTCTTGGTTTTTCTACATCAAGAATAGTAGTACCAGTTTTTTCTACAGGATATCCTTTAACATATGCTTTACCTCTAGATATTTGCAAGCATCCTAAATTATCCGAAGGAACATTTCCTTCTTCAGTAAGTTCATTATCAAAGAATAGTCCATCACTACCTGTTCTATCATTTAAAGAATTTTTAAATTCTATTGTAAATGGATTTACAGAATAGTTGCCAGATTCTTCAAAAGTTTTTTCAGCAATATAATCTTTTATTATATTATAATCAGTTTTTGTAGTGATTTTTTTAAGTTCTCCATCACTTACCTTCAATAATTCAACAAAATTTGTATCGTTAAAGTCATCTATCGGTTTTTTCGATAAAACTAGATTAATTTTTAATCTATCTGCTCCCGGAGAGGCATAATTTGAAAATCCTTTTGCATTATCAAATAATGAACTGTCCTCTTTAGAATCAACAATTGTTTCTTCAATTGTCAATCCCACTCTATATCTTGGAATATTTGAATAGTAGTCTAAAATAATAGTTTGGTCAGAAACTGTTGCAAAGTTACCTCTAATAAAATAAACACCTGAAGAAATAGAAACTGAAGATCCAACATCTGTTGAATTTTCAGTTATTAAAGATGCAAAAGATGTACCTGAATTTATTGTAGTGTTTCCATATACAACATTTTCAGTAGAACTTATCAATTCCCCATCATCAAATGATGCAAATTCAAAATTATTTCCAGAATCAATATAATTTACATACAGTGTAATATATTCAACTTCATCACTTTCTGTGGGCAAAACAACTTGCTTTACCTTTGCCCTTATCCCTGTTGTCTGTCCAACAATAGTTTTTCCTACAAATTTATCAATATAAATGGATATATCTACACCAAATTGCGTATTATTTAATTTTACTGCTTTGTAATCATTATTATAAGTAATTCCTCCAGGAATTACCATAGAACCTTCTTTAAATACATGAGTACCAAAGGTTTCAACTTGATTTTGAAGTATAGATTGTAATGTTGTTAATTCTCTAGATTGAACTGGAACTCCAGGTTTAAATAATACCTTATAAAAATCTTTAGATTTGTCAAAATCATCAAAATATGGACTAACATTTAAATTTGTTTTTTGCGACATTTTTTTAGAATTCCAGAATAATTTTAACGTCTTCTTTTTGTCTAGAGTCTCTTGTAATTAAAGATCTATTGTCAATGTAAATAACATCTCCCGTACTTTTATTTATCTCTGGATTTGCAAGTCCTTGATTGAAAGTAACGTTTAGACTAACTTGTTTTGACCCTATCGTTGTAGTTATTCCACTGTAACCAATATCTACAGATCCTCCAACAGGAAGGATATCTTCAGATGAAGATTCGAAATTTAAAACCTTCCCCTTTGAAGAAACATCATTTCTATCAATTTGATTCTGATTATTTGCAAAATATAAAGAACGATCCTGATAGTATTTGATCACTTTTGTTTCAATATCATATGAAGCTACGTAACCTTTAGCAGTTCCTCCAGTTACTACTTGTGATATTTCATCACCAACTGCTGGATTACTAGTTACAGAAGAAACTTTAATAGATCCTAAGGAAGTATAAGTATTGTTATCGTAAATACTTGATGATGAATATTTTTGTGGATTTTTTATAATTCCAACTTGAGCAAACTTTGTGTCTGAAGGAAAATCTTTTGTAGAATCATCAAATCTAGAATAAACTAATACTCTATCTGCACCTAACTCAGAATAAATATCGTACCCATGTCCTCTTGATGGAGGAATAATGGGTATCAATTTTGCAGGACTAGAAACAGTACCAAAACTTTCCAAATCTACAATACCATATGTATATCCAGAACCACCAGATACAACTGTTGTATTGACTATTTTGCCGGTTGAATCGCATTCAATAGAGACCTGTGCTCCTACACCATCACCGATAATATCATATATTTTGGAGGTATATGAACTACCACCATCTTCAATATATACTGTTTTTATTTGATTATTATTAATAGACGAATCTCCAGATTCTCTAATATTTTGAATTTGAAAATCTGTTGAAGTTTCCCAATCATTAGGCAAAACAATATATTCTGTGGAATCAAATTTAACAATATCACTAGGAGAGATTGTAAATAAGTACTTCCAAATATACCCATCTCCACTATTACCAGCTGCAGACACTTCTAAATCAGTGAACGTTGGTTCATCTTTGGAAGTATTACCAAGTAAATTATCACCTGAAGATCCATTACTAATACAAACATAGACTTTAAAATCACTGTTTATTACATAGTAATTGGAATCATATAATCTTGCAGTTTTTGCATTAGGTGTTAGATTTAAAGAACTGTAATCATGTCTATACATATCATATCGAGTATTAGCAGTCCAAGTTACTTTTCTAATAACTCTTCTTATATTAGAACTAGTTATTTTATTACCAAATAACATAGTATCCCTATAGTGAGACAGGTATTGTTGATTATCAATTGGATTTGGAGGAACTGAAGGACTATCGTCCCAATAAGTAGTTCTTCCAAATCCAATTGGATTATTGACCGAACCAGGATTCGATAATCCTAGAAAGACATAGTAAGAATTATTACTATTTAATACGGAGTCTATAAAATTATTAGCATTAGCAATTCTAAATTGATCTGTTACGATAGCAGCCATATTACATAGTTTTTTATATATTTATAAATGATTCATTAATCTAATTTCTCAGCAGCTGCTCCAGTTTCTCTAATACCTTCCCCTCTACGTTGAATAGTTGGGAATGAATCCAATTGCAAATTATATTCTTTTCCAGTAACTGCAATAGAGATGGGTGAAGAGGACCTAGTTATAGTTCTAAATGCTCCCCAACAGAATTTTCCACAAAAATCACCACTAGTCGAGATTCCAGAAACATCTGTTTGAGAATGAACATTACAAGTAACAATACCAACGTTTCCATCAATAGTGAGTCCATTTACGACATAGATATTATCCAAAAATATATTACTTATATTCACGATAGAATTGTCATTACTATTGACAGAAGTAACACCGGATCCAATATGAGTATTTGTAATTAAAATCGGATTTCCAACATTTAAATCATTTCCAAATGAAGTTTCTCTATCCAAGAAAAACTTAATTGCTAATGGATGTCCACCAATCCCAGATGTTGTACTTATACCAGTTATAATACCAGAAAATCCCTTTATACTTTCAACTTTAGTAATATTTTCATAATTTTTTGACGGAGGAGATACTAAAACTAATGGTGCCAAAGTATATCCAAAACCAGGATTTGTAATTGTTATCGGTGTTGTTAGTGATCCATCAGGTCCTATAGATACTGTTGCTGTTGCTGTAGTGCCAATTCCTGGACCAATTATTGGTGGAGAACTGAATTTAACGTCAACTATATTGCCACCATTAATATTATAAATGTAACCACTTCCACTATCTATTACTGTTAAAGAAGTTACCAGTCCTTCAGTATTGATTGTTGATGTAATATTGGCAGCAGTGGATACTTTTCCATCAATTAAAAATGCGGAGAATTGATAGGGTTCTGACCCAAGATTATATTTAAATAAATCTGGATCATCAATAAATATTTCAGTATCTCCAGAATTCACATCACCAATAACTTTTACTACAGGATAAATCTGAGAAATAATTGACTGTCTTGTTTTATAAACAAATTCGCCATTTACTTGCCTATCAGACTTTTGTTTTGTCCAAGATAATAACTTATCATTTATTTCATCAATTCCGTCCCCAGTATATGTATTTGTTTCAAATTTATCCGAAGATGCTAAATCAAAGATAACTCTATCCTCTTGAGATACTGTTGATGGAATGGAATTATTCTTTACAACTCTGACAGTATCACCTCTTTCTAGAGTTGGTATAACATTAAGAATTAATGAATCATCTTGATCCCTAGTTCCCCTATAAAAGAATATATTAATTTCATCTTCTGGTTTAGGTGGAGTAGTAAAGGCAAATGATGTTCCACCTTCAAAGGAATAATTTGTTCCAGGATCTTGCATTACTCCGTTAATTATAACAATAAGTGAACTAGACAGATCAATGATGGAATCATCTTTTGTTTCAAAACTAAGTAAATTATCATTATAATATAAAGGAAATCTTACTCTAGATCCGTCTTGATAATTTTTAATCGAGTCTATAAAGTCAAGTTCTCCAAATTGCCATGCAGCAAAACTATCGGAATAAGTGTCAAGAACTGTCAATTCAAATTCTTGTAAGTCCGAACCAATTCCTATAGCAGTAACTAAACCAACTGGTTTGAATACATCTCCTCGTTGGAAACCATATCCAGGTCTAGAAATTTTAAAATTAGAAACTTCCCAGAAATAATTTCTTGCATCAATATCTCCTATACCAGTAATACTGCTAGTAGTAGTATTATTACTATTACTTCCTGTCCAATTCGCATCTGCATCTGCAATATAATAATCTGTGGTTGGATAATGATAATATACATCGGGATCAAAAGAAATAGTAGTTTCAATTCCTACAGACGAAGGTGTAATACTCAAAGAAGTGATATCATCACTTGCAGAAGATGAGTCTATTGAAAGAAAATTTGGTGAATTTGTAAGATCAAATGCACTGGCAGAAGTTGATAATCCACAATTACTTAGAATATATGTTGTTGAAGCAACAGATACACTAGTATCATTTTGCAAATTTATTGTAGATACTGCATCGACAAAATTAGTAGTTCCATCAATATTCATTTTAATTAGCATAGATCGACCACCCCAGGTGGTGGATTGACCTCGATGAAAACTAATATATAGTTGATTAGAAATAATCTCCATTGAACCAGCATATAAAGGATAAGTACTACTTAAAATTTTTGACCACTGCTTTACACCTGAAGAATTAATTTTTGTAATCAAAACCACATATCCGCTTGTTGCATTAAGCATCGCAGTTGTAAGAATATAAGCATTATCTAAAGAGTCAATTTTTAAATCATCTATGCTTCTAATTTCTGTATAGGTACTCGAAACTATATCCATACTCCATTGAACAATTCCAGAAGTATTATATTTTGTCAATACGGCATATCTTCCTTTGGAAAAAGCAGTTGTGCTTGATCTTTGACTTCTTTTCAGAACATATAAGTTATCAGAACTATCAATTTCAATATAATCCGCATAAAAATTGCGTTGAGATGCGGGGAATCCCTCAGTATTATATTCTTTTTGCCATTGAATATTTCCATTTACATCATATTTTACAATAAAGGGAGAAAGTCCACTCTCAACGTCCGAAGAAGAGGGTTGTAATGATGTTGAAGCAGAACCAACTACATAAACATTATTTGAAGAATCAGTGATAACATCTTTGACTAATGAATAAGAATATTGATTATTATAATCATTATTGGGATTATTAAAGTCAAATACCGATAATCTTCTTGACCATAATAAATTACCTAAAGAATTTAATTTAGTTATAAATCCAGAATTGAAATAAGTAGAAGAAATGATCGACCCATCATCTACCAATGCTTGACCTACAGTAATAATATCTCCATTGCCATCAATAGTATTCCCATAACTAGAAGAAAATATTAGACCAATATCACCATTATAATCGGGATGATGTAAGTATCGTGCCCATTCAATCGATCCATCAGATTGATTTAGTTTTAAAATTACTGAATAAGCAATCCATGCGGCACTACGTGAGGAATTTCCAGAAAGGTAAATATATCCAGAACTTGCTTCAATAGAAAAGGTATTGAATGCTCCTGGATTATTTACTCCCGATTCCGAACTACCAGAATATGCATCATCAAATATGTGTTTGACCCACTGAATTTCTCCTTCAGAGTTGTATTTTACAAGTAAAGTAAAATGATCAGAATTCTTAGTGATACCAAAGAGATGTGCATATCTTGCTGAAAAAGCACAATAAATATTGCCATTAGCATCTTTAGCAGAAGGTGATCCCAGACCATAATGGTCAAAACGTGTGTAGTGATCATAATAATCGAAATCGGTAAACTGATTATAATATTCTGAAGAAGGTGAATTGAATTGTTCTCTAGTAATTGTTAAAGATGCAAGAAGAGAATTTTCTGGCGGTATCGGTTCACT